AGCGGAGGCGTACTCGTCGCCGGGTTCCCTGACGATGCCGAACTTGGTGAGCTTCTGCTCGATGGTCAGCTCGTCGCCCTCGTACATGGGGGAGACAGGGTCGGCGCCGCTGGCAGTGGGGTTGGTGATCCGCTTACGGTACTTGGGGTTGGCCTTGCGGACCGAGGCAGTGTGTGCGATTTCGGCGTCCCGGAGTTTCTTGAACCACCACGGGGCTACGGAGGGCTGTTCCTTCCGGGCAGGGTCCAGGGCATGGAGCCTGGCTTCCTCCCGGCGGCGGTCCATGTTGATCCGTTTCGCATTGGCCGTGATGTGGCCGATGACGAGGTACTCAGTGGAGTCGCGGCGGTGCATATCCACGGCCTCCATGGCGAGGGGCAGGTCCAGCCACTGGGGCAGGACGCGTGCCCACATGGACACCTCGGCGGCACCGAAGGTGCGGTTGTCGCCGAACGCGACGTAGGTGAGCAGGTCGATGACTTCTGGTTCATTCATTGGGTGAGTTCCCCTTGGCGGTTCTGGAAGTGCTCTTTGAGTGCTTGGTTGTTGCGGAGGTGCCCGATACTGGCGGCCTCGCGGATAGGCCTCTCGCCCGGCCTGGTCGGGACAACGATACCGTCGAGCGCCCGCTGGAGGTTCGCGTTGGTGATCGCCTTGCCCGCGAGGTGCAGGTTGCGCATCTGGGTTCCAATATCGCGCCAGTCACGGTCCGGGAAGTTCTTGATCCCGTAGGTGGCAACGGCCTTGAGGCCCATGAACGACAGGGCTTGCCTGGATTCCCGGTAGAGCGTCTCGGCGATCAGCTCAGCGGGGGTTTTTTCAGCCTTGACCACATGGAGTTTTGCCTCCGCGTCCGGTGTCTCGAAGAGCACCGGCGCTGTATTAGTGGACTGATTAGTAAGGACTGATTCTAAGGACTGATTGTGCGACATCCGTGTCGTACCAGAAGTGCTCTCCGTGTCGTACCTGGAGGGGTCCGGTGTCGTATCAGAGGCCTGTTCTGTCGTACCAGAATTCTGGTGCGTCAATTTGTCGTACCGCCTGAGCCGGACGTTCATGTCGTAGACCACCGGCCGCCGGTTCACGGGGAAGTGCTCCACGGCGGCCTGGTTGCCGCGGGTAATGATTCCCATCTCCTCCAGTTTTTTGAGTTCCCTCTGGACGGTCCGGGCCGAGACCCGGGCCTTCTCGGAGATGGTCTTCGCCGACTGGTAGGTTTCGGTCCCATCGTCGTTGGCCTTTTCGGCCATGGCCACCAGGATCATGACCTGCACAGGCTCCTCCACCGGGGCATCATTCATGGCCCAGTTCATTACTCGGATGCTCATGAGTGGTCCCATTCTGGCCAGGCGGGCCGTTCCGGTGTGGGGTGGAGGACATAGGTGTTTGGCTGGGAGCCGGTCCTGCCGTGTTCACGGGGGTTGTGGATGACCTCTACCCGGCCAAGACGGCGCAACTCCTTCATCCCGGCCCAGATCGCACCTTCGGTCTTGCCCATCCAGGAGGCCAGATCGGGGGCAGAAATCTGCACGGGGCCACCACTATTGATGGAGATGAGAATGGCAAAGAGCCGAAAGGCCCGGTCAGACATCTTGTGGTCGGCCAGGTCCAGCGTGGGGACCTTTACTGTGGGGATCATTTGGTCACCAGGAGCCGGACGTCCCAGACGTACTTGTCGGGGTTCCATTGCTGTACTGCCAGGCGGCCCTGCACCAGGGCTTCTACGGCCTTGCGGGCCTGCAGTGGGGTGAGAGTACCGGGGGAGGCCTTTACGACGCCGTACGCCCCGCGTACGAGTCCGTCCTCGTCCGCGTGTTCCGCGAGGAGGTGGAGGATTTCTTGGTTGGCCCGGGTGACGTTTTTGATCGTTCCGGCCCATTCGACAGCTCTGCCGCTCATATCATCTTCTTCCATACAGTGGTTTGGTGCTGTTCTTCCATAACGCCGGTTGGGCGTGTCCGAAGTTCGGGGTCCAGTCGAACTGCGGTATGCTGATACTACCTTCTTCCCATACAGGAATAGGTCCTAAGCAGGCCCCCGGTGTGTCCCACCGGGGGTTTTCTTATGTCAGGCCGCCGTAGCGCATCGCGGCGTAGATGGCGTCGTGCACGTACCGGTAGCGCATCCGGCCCCGGTTATCCAGGGTTGTGATCCGGATGTAGTTGGAGTACGTCGGCGTGTACAGGAATTCGTCATCGGCGTCGGCCCGGATGTCATACGGCGATGGCTCCATATGCGCCATGGCCAGGTTCGGCGGGGCGTCGCGCATGAAGACGGTCTCACCCGAATTGGGTCCGCCGTACAGGTGGAACTCAGGCATAGAAGTCCTCCACCACCCAGCGGTTCAGGCGCGGCTGGTCCTCGTCGATGACCTGGGGGTCGAGCACGGAGTGCCGGAAACGCCAGGCCCCGTCCTGTTCCCGGTCGGGCCGGACGCGGAAGTACCAGCCGTTGCCGTTGATCCGGATACGGTTCGTGGGGCTTCCGGCCCAGACCAGGTCCCCGGCGTTGGGTCCGCCGATCAGGTGAATCCTAGGCACCGGGTTCCTCCGTCATGTAGTCCGACGGGGGTGCGGCGTGGTCGGGTGCCGCGGCCGGGTTCTCGATGGTGCGCTGGGCGATTTCGCCCTTGAGGGTCCGGAGCAGGAAGACGGCCTTGCCGTACTCGTCGTTGTTGAGTTCCTTCATCTTGGGCAGGCCGTTGTCCTGCCACCGCTCCAGGTACACGGCCCGGTCGGCCTGGTCCAGGGAGTTGATGCCGTCGGCGAGTTTCTGCAGGGCCAGGCGGCGCTGTTCCATCACGAGGTCGTCGTCGGTCGGAACGGGCCGTTCCTGGGCCGGTTCGGGGCGCCGGTCGTAGCTGGATTCCCGGTCCCGGTTGGCCATGACCTCGTCGCGGGAGGCGATGCCCTTCTTAGCGTCCGCGGCACCGACGGCGATCAGGGCACGGCCCCAGGCGGCGGTCTCGGCGTTCTGCAGTTCGGAGCCGCGGGTGAACTGGGTCGGGCCGGGGATCGGCTCGTACGCCATGCCGATGCCGGGCCTCGGGTCATCCGGTGTCCGGTACGCGGCGGCCACCACGACGACGGCCTCCTTCCCGTCGATCATGCGAAAGTCGTACGGGTGCGCGAGGTCCAGGGGCTGGAGGGACCCTTCGGGGTACTTCTCCCGGAACTCGACGATGCGTTCGGCGACGGTGTTGTAGTCGTCGGCCTGTTTGAATGCCATGGTGGTTTCCTATCTATCGGGTTTTGATCTGGACGTTGTAGTCGGTGGGCTGGGTGACCTCGATGCCGGGGACCATGACGCCGGTGACGGTGTCCACGGCGTGGCCGTCGGAGTCCACGACGAACTTGGCCTTGATGTCGTTCTTGATCGGCGTGTAGGTGACCTTGAGCAGGTCCGGGGCCGCGGTCTTGGCCCAGTCGTTGAAGGCCGGGTAGATGTCCCAGACGGGGGTCGCGGGCCGGGTGGAGAGAGTGCCGAAGGGCAGAGAGATGGTTTTGCGGTCCGAGACGGTGCGCTCGTGGATCGCGTACTGCTCCAGCACCGAACGCAGGTACAGTGCCCGGTTCTGCAGGGGTTCGTTGACGGTGGTTTCCCACTGGGTGATCTTGGCCCGCTCGGCGACGGCCATGGCGGAGTTCGCGGCGATGGCCTTCTCCATGGTGCCCAGTTCCCGGAGCATCCGGGAGGCAGTGGCGTCGTCAGGGGTGGCGTCGTCGCCGGTTTCGGGCAGGGGGCCGTCGAGCTGGTTGAGATATTCGTCGAGGCTGATCTGGCCTTCGAGCACTGGATGCTCGGCTGGTGGTTTTTGGCTCATACTTCATTTTATCGAACTCTGGTTAGGTATACAAGCCCAGGTCAGAGACGGTGCAGGATGGTGAAGAACAGGGCCGCCGATTCGCGCTTGTGGCACCCGGTGCAGGCCACCATGCGGTCCGGGTCCAGGCCGTGGTTCTTGAAGAAGTCACACACGGGCCGGGTGTTCGAGTGCCCACACGAGGGGCACCGGTGCTTCATCATCCATTCGGCGGGCTGGGACGGGTCACCGTGCAGGTGCTTGTCCATGCCGGTATAGTGCCCGGTGCCGGAGCACGCGACGACCTTGTCCCAGTCGGGGAGCGTTTCCAGGCGCTCCAGGACGGAGAGTGATGGTTCAGACATTGCGGACGCTCCTTCCGAGCAGGGCGGCCCACTCCGGGCCGCTCATGGCACCGGAGGGCCGAATGCCGTAGTTATCCTGGAGCCGCTTGACCCCGCGGAGGGTGAACTGGTCGAACCGGCCGGTAATGACGATGTCGTCGTCCCAGTCGTAGGCCAGAAGCGCGGCCTGCAGAACCCGGATCACGAAGCCGTTGTCGCCGTACTCGACGCGGTGGTTGATTGCGGTCGGGAGCAGGGCCTTCCATGCGGTCTCGTCCATGATCCCGGTCTGGCGCTGGCCCCAGCGGCCCTGGAGTGCCATGACGGCCTCAGTGGTGCCGAAATCGTAAACGCCGTCGGTGATGACGCACCCGAGCGCGTACTGGATGAACTGGACGTCGTCGCCCTTGGACCCGGCCTTGAGAGTTCTCTCACCCGGCAGGCAGGTCTGCCAGGCGTCCGCGGGCTTCTCGACCTGGGGGTTCAGGGCCGCAACACGGGCCTCCTCGGCACGCACGGCCGCCTCGGCCGCCTCGGCCGGGGTGCCGGTGTAGGACAGATACTCGTCGCCGGTGTCCGGCTCGGTGTAGCGGAACCAGCCCTCGACGGGCGCGGACGGCAGGCCCGCGAGTTGCGGCGGCACCTGGAAGGACAGCCCGAACTCGCGGGGGTCCTCGCCGCTAACGTAGGGAACCCAGCCGCCGAGTGTTTCCGGTAGCTGGGTTCCTGCGGCCTCGGCGGTGCGGAGAATCTCCGCGACGAGGTCGGCGAGTTCAATGTGCACCAGGACGGTGCACGAGGCCATTCTTACCTGCCGCACATGCTTCTTGCGGAAGGTCTTGCTGGCCGGATTACCCCACGCTTGTTCCATGGGTCATATCTTACCGCGCTTAGGAGTTGAAACTAACCCACCGGGGTATTGTCCGGCGCGGGGGCCGGTGCGTTCGGCACGGCGTACACGCCGAGGGCGCCCGCGACCGCGAGGACGATGGCGATCCCGGCGTGCCAGGGTCCGTCCACGGGCAGGGGTGCGTTGGCGAGGATCACCTGGAGAAGCAGACCGGCAAAGCCGACCCACGCCTTCGCCGCGGTGCTCAGCTTGAGCATGTCGAGGATGTTCTGCATGGTCGTGCCTTTCTTACCAGTGGGCACCGGCGGGCAGGTGGAGGACCTGGCCGGGGTGGATCAGGTTGGGATTGACGCCGGGGTTGGCGGCAATCAGCGCCGCGAGGCTGACACCGGACTTGGCCGCGATGTAGCTCATGGTGTTGCCCGGATCGACGATCCAGACGGACGGCCCGGCCGGTTTCGGTGCGGGCACCACGGCCCCGGGCCAGTGCGCCCCGGCGGGAAGCCGCAGAGTCTGGCCGGGGTAGATCAGGTTCGGGTTCACACCGGGGTTGGCCGCGATCAGGGACGCGAGGGACACGCCCACCTGGCCCGCGATCCACGCCATGGTGTTGCCCGGGTCCACGATCCACCTGGTCGGCCCGCCAGTGGGGGCAGGAGCCGGTGCGGGCGCAGGCTTGGGTGCCGGTGCCGGGGCGGGTGCGGGAGGCGGTGTGACGCCGCCCTGCGGCTTCGGCGAACCGACGGGTGCGCAATAGGCGTCCCAGGTCCCGGCGTCGCCGTAGAAGACGTCGGCGTCCAGGCCCGCGGCGAAGCCGGGGATGTGGGCGTTGTCGGCGAACTGCCACATGACCGGGCCGGTCGTGCCCCAGGTTGCGGGGCAGTGGGCCTGGTCGGCGCGCTTCCAGGACCCGGACGGGGCGTCCCAGGCGGTGTAGCCCTCGGTAGTTGAGGTGACGGCGTACTGGGCGTACCAGAGGCCGTAGTTCCCGGCCTGCACCGCGGACCAGTCGGCCCCGTGCAGGTAGGCGCCATTGAGATAGATCAGCGGGCGCACGCCGGTCGCGGCGAACACGGTGTCGAGCCAGGTCTTGGCCCAGCCGGTGTCGCGCCAGTTGTCGCCCTCCCAGTCGAGCACGAGCAGGGTATGCCCGTTCAGGTAGCCCTTGACGGAGGCCAGGAAGTGCGTCGCCTCGGCCACGGCCGTGCCCTGGAAGCCCGCCTCGTGCGCGAAGTGGTAGACGCCGACCTTCTTGCCCGCTCTCACGGCCGCCTGATACTTGGCGTCACAGGTGGGGTTGGTGTATCCGGTGCCGCCGGTCGCCTTGATGATGACGAAGTCGGCCTGCATGGCCGCGGGGTCCAGGCCCGCCTGCCAGCCGGAGATGTCGATGCCGAAAAGTGCCATTGCTAAACGCCCGGCCTATCTGTCACCCAGGTGACCGAAGAGGTGAATGAGGGGGTGGTGCCACCGACGGTCCAGCGGACCCGGATGGTGTCCGAGAACGGGGTGGTGATGTTGATGACCTGGCGGCCAGCGGCGGTGAGCTGGGTGAAGGTGCCGATGGTGTTCCAGTTCGCGCCGTCGAGGGTGTCCTCGATGACGACGTCCAGCGTGGGCGTGGTGCCTGATGCGGCAGTCACGTTGAGCTGGGCGCGGAGCGTGGTTGCGTACCCGTAGCTCGGAAGCGCGCCCGTGTTCCCCGACGCGGTGAGCGCCTGGGACGTAACGGGGGTTTCCAGTACCGTGGTGTTCTTATTTCCGTAAGGCATGTCTCTAATCCTAACCCTGTTATGTTCCTGGAATGGACGGCGGCGCGCTGGGGCGCTTGCGGGCTGGCGGCGGCGGGGGGAGCCGCATCCAGATGTGTTCGGTCAGGCTGTCGATGTGTTCCTCGTCGGCCTCGGACTGGGCCTGGAAGTGGTCGCGGAGCGCGACCTGGGAGGCGCGGAGGGCGTTGATTTCGTCCTTGAATTCCCGTTCCATCCGGTCCCGGTCCTTGCGGAGGGTTTTCAGTTCGCCCTGGAAGTAGGCGTTCAGGGTTTCCCAGTCCGCGGCGCGGCGGGCTTCGGTCTCGTCGCTGGGCAGTTCGTCTTTCCGCCGCCGCCAGGTGCGGACGACGGTGACGGCCCCGACTAGGCCACCACCGCCCAGCAGAAAGTTGAGGATGAACTGGCTTATCTGGGGGTCCACGGCATTACCCTTCGGGCGGCGCGCTTGCCTGCGTTCACGATGCGGTTGAGGGTCATGAACCGGGCGATAAAGGCGAAGATCAGGGCGGTGGCGGTGCAGGCGCGGGGGATGGCCAGCGGATCACCGCCTGCCCGCAACCAGACGGAGACGACGGCCACGATCAGGGCCGTGGTGAAGAACGGGATCAGCAGGTACTCGACCCGCCACTTGCCCAGGATGGTCGCCGGGACGCACAGGATGGAGGACAGAATGAAGGCCGACCAGGTGTACACGGCGAACGGGTAGGCCAGGGTGTGGGTGACGGAGTCCACCGGCGGCCAGAGGAAGACGGAGACGCCGATGAGGGCGCAGAACAGGTAGGAGCCTGCCTGCGCGAGCTTCATCCAGATGGTGGGTTCGGAGTCCGGGGGCATCATAGCGGACTCACGTATTCGATTTCGAGGTAGGCTCCGTCGTAGCCGGTGGTGCCCCAGGTGTAGGACGGGGTGGAGCACCAGGTCGCGACCTTGTCGCCCGCGTTCAGGGCCACAATGCCGGTCGCGTGCGAGGTGGAGTCCCAGACGTCGGGCTTCGGGATGCCCTGGGTCAGGGACGTGCCCGTGGTGGTGATGGCGCCGTTGATGTAGATTCCGGCCTGGTTGTTGGAGGTCTGGCCGCCGGTCCAGTACGCCTTGACGTGGATGCGGTAGCGGCCGGTGATCGGGGCGACGAGGGCGTCGTTGGCGTTGTCGAAGGTCACGCCGCCGCGGAGTTCCTGGGCGGCGTCCATGATGACCTTGACCTGGCCCGCGCAGGACTGGAATCCGGCGGTGCGGCCCATGTGCCCGAAGATGTGCACCGGCATATTGGGCCGCCAGATGCCGTCGGAGCCTTTGAATTCCAGGCCCTTGAGGTTCAGGTTGTGGATGTAGATCGGGTTGGTGTCCGAGGCGGGGCGCCCGTCGGTGGACATGGCCGCCACGATGGTGTCCGCACCGGCACGGTCGGCGGCCACCACGATGGAGCGGGTGGAGGCGGCCTGGGTGCGCAGGTCGGTGGTGAGGTTCCAGTTGTCACCACCTGCGGGGATGACGATGCCTTCCGGGCTGACGTAGGACATTTACAGACTCCAATCGATCAAAAGCGAACCGGCGTTGGGTTCCGCGGGGCCGGAAGTAAACCCCGCATAGGGGTCTCCGTAGATGCTAAGGCCGCCGCCGGACTGCAGAGAGGTTCCGACACTCGTGGGCAGGTCCAGCCAGCCACCGGCGAAGCCGCCGGGGATCGCGACCGGGAACGGCCCCGAGGTGCGGGTCGGTTCCAGGGTCGAGGGCCGGGTGTCGGAGGAGTGTGTGTAGAAGTACACGGTGGTCGGTGCCGACCAGTTGCCCGCGGACTTGCGGGAGCCGAGCCAGAACTGGACCCGGTTGATGTTGGTCTTGTCCGACAGCGCCCGGGTCATCCCGTTGTAGAACCAGTTCCCGGAGGATGTGGGGATGTTCCCGGAGCCGGTGTACGTGTTGGTGCCGAAGTAGGTGTTCCAGTTGTACCCCACGGTCCAGGTCCCGGAGTCGGTGATCTGGTAGGTGGACTGGCCGGAGGAGGCCATGGCGGGCGGCGGGGTCGGGCCGGGGTTGGTGCCCTGCGCCGGGATGGCCTTCGGGGAGGTGGTGCCGATCAGGTAGGGTACGCCGCGGGTCCACAGGACCAGGGCGTTGTCGTTCGCGACCGGGGTGTAACAGGAGACCCGGTAGGCGGTGAAGGTCTGGCCGAAGGAGGTCACCACGCAGGTCGTGGAGGACACGGTGGACACCACGACCTGTTCCCCGGCAGGTGGGGCGGAGGAGGTCGTGCCGAGCACCCAGGCGGTCGCCTGCCCCTCGGGAAGGGAGGACACGGCGCACAGGCAGGTGTTGCCGGGGCCGGGGACGGCGGAGTCCAGCCAGATCGCGGGCAGGGTAGTGCCGCGGACCTTCACGGACCAGACGCCCGTGACCTGGTCCTGGATCATCACCCCGGCGACGAGTTCGACGGACGCGCCGCCGCCGACGCCGGTGAAGACGGCCTGGAGGTTTGCGATCTGCTTGTCGAGGCTCAGCATCAGAGTTGTCCGAAGTATCGGGCCTGGCGCATGGCCAGGGTGATGGACTGGATGTTCCCGGCGTCCACCTGCAGGACGACGTCCATGAAGCCGGGGGCGTTGACGGTGCCGGAGTAGCGGAGGGTCTTGATCCGGCCGAGCATGTACTTGGTGGAGCCGGAGAGAATGGGGACGTTCACGCCGATGTAGTCCCCGGCCTCGATGCAGGGGTGGAACATGATCCGCAGGGGCACCTCGACGGAGCGGTGGTTGACCATGTTGGCCAGGTAGGTGGAGGCGTCCGCGTTGACCGCGCCCTGGGTGGTCGCGAGCGCGGCGTTGTGGAACACCGGCCAGCGCCCGTGCGGGCCGCCGAAGTAGCCGTTGCCGGTGCCCTGGGTCGCAACACCGAACAGGGAGGTCCCGTCCGGGGCGGTCGCGGTGGAGACCACGGCGTTGGGGAAGTCCTCGATGGCCATGGAGCGGGTCAGCTTCATGAAGGTGCCCTCCACGCCGCCGGACGCGGTGAAGACGGGGGTGGTGGACACGGCGTAGACGCTGAGCTGGCCGGAGGCTGTGACCCGCATCCCGGCACCGTCCAGGGTCGCGACGAGGTCCTGGATCGCGCCGAGCCGGTCGTCCTTGTACACGACGGTGGAGGAGACGGCCTTGTCGGTCAGGCCCGGGTCGATGATGACCTCCATGGACCCGGTCAGCAGGCGCCGGATTTCGGAGAACACGGTCCCCCCGGCCGCGGGGGCCTCGGCGGCCATGAACCGGTTGCCGAGCACGACGACGGTGAGGTCCTTGGTTTCCAGGGCAATCTCGGCGCTGTTCTGCACCCAGCGGAACTTGTTGGAGACCACATGCCAGGTCTCCTCCGGGTCGGCCTTGGTGATCCGGTTCATCGCGATGGGCACGATGTAGTTCTGGCAGACGTACTGGGCCTGGACCTGGGCGCCGCCGACGCCGAGCGGGTCGTTGATGGACCAGGGCGAGAGCTGGCCGGTGTTGTCCAGCACGGAGCACGACATCTGGCCCACGACCTGGCGGGTGATGTCGTAGTCGAAACTGTAGGACACCACGGGCAGGTTCGCGGACGTGACCTTGCCCTGGTACCAGGAGTTGAACTGGATGGTGGCGGCGCCGTTGGAGCCGGAGAGGGCGTCCAGCAGGCCGTCGGGGACGTTGCGCATCAGGACCCCAGCCCGAGCGGGGCGGCCTGGATGTCCACGTAGCGTTTGTAGCCGGAGGCGCCGGTGACGTTGGCGTAGGTGCGGGTGCCGAGCTGGGTGGCGACGGCGTCGTAGGTCGGGGCGCCGGAGATGGGCGGCATGACGACGGCCTGCACGAGCGGGCCTTCCACGGACCAGGTGGTGTTCTGGCGTCCGATGTCCCGGTCCATGGGTTCCTCGACCACGGGGGCGGCGAGGTACATCAGGGTCGAGGGCACGCCCCAGGTCGGCAGGGACTTGAACAGGATGATCGGCGCGTCGTTGACGAGCTGGCGGAACTGGTCGGAGGTGGTGTTCTGGTGCGCGAAGAACTTCATCGCCACGTCGCCCGCGGAGCGCTGGCCCGCCCGTGCGACCGGGTATTGGGAGCCGTCCGGGACCTCGTAGGTCGCGTGCGCGTCGTAGGTGAACTTCTTCATGGACGGCTTCGCCATGGACAGGGCCGCCGGGTTGTCCCCGGTCAGGGCCATGGGCATGGCCTGGTCCGGCTGGAGCGGGTCGCAGACCCAGCCGGTGTTGGAGGTGACGGTGATGTACATCGAGTTGTAGGCGACGCCGTTGACGTACAGGTTGTACTGGACCTGGACGTTCAGGGGCACGAACCAGTCCTGCGTGACGTCCGCGACGGTGACGTTGCGGGCACGCCAGCCCGGCACGGTCCAGGTGTCTCCAACGACGGAGCGGGTGATCTTGCAGGTCACGGCGGAGTTGCCCAGGCCGGTCGCGTACACGTTGACCCGGGGCATCCCGATCCCGGCGACCTGCTCGACGTAGATGCCGCAGTAGTCCTCGCGGCTGATCGAGGCGTTCGGCGTCCCGGCCCACGAGTAGCCGTGCTGGTTGACCGGGTCCGAGGGGGTGTTGCCGTTGAAGTAGGTGCCCAGGGTGCCGACCTGCTCGATCAGGACGCCGTCGGCTTCGAGAATGTCGCCGTTGGCCCAGAAGGACGCGGAGGTGCCGCCGACGGCCTGGACCTTGAGAACGACGTTGGTGACGGCCGCGCCGGAGGTGCCGGTCACGGAGAGCCGGGTCCAGGTGTTCGCGGACACCACGGTCTGCGCGCCGGTGAAGACGTTCACGGACGCCAGGGCCGCGTTCTGGTTCACGACGGTGAGCTGGAGGCGCTGGAGCTTGGAGGACCGGACGTAGATCGAGTGGTAGTACACGGAGTTCGCCGCGATGCCGGACGGCTCCGAGTAGGAGATGCCGCCGGAGACGGCGGTGGTCGCCACCGACCAGGTGACCTTCTGGTTCGCGCCGTCTACCCAGGGGTGCGCGGTCGCGGTCGCGAGCGCGGCCGTGCCGGAGGTCCCGGCGATGGCGGCCCAGTTGGTGCCGGTCTCCCCGGAGGTGTTGGTGGCGTAGTTGATGCGGGTGGAGGCGGGCAGGCTCATGAGACGTAAACCCCCTGGGTTGTGCCGCGCCCGGAGTTGGCGGCGCGGGAGAGCTTGCCGAAGGCGTCGGTGACGGTGCCCTCGGAGACGGACTTGATCTTCGCGTGCAGGCGCCCGCCCAGTTCGGGAATTTCCAGGACAATGGTCATCCCGGACCCGCCCGTGGTGTTGGTCAGGTGTTCGGGGGCGCCGGTGGCGTTGTTGACCAGGTTCAGGCCGGGGCCGAGGACGCCGCCGCGGTCAAAGGTGGGCACGATGCCGCCGGTCGCGTAGCCGCCCGCCTGGTTGTAGGCCGCGGACAGGGACCCGTACCGGCTAATCGCGTACCGCATGGAGGCGAGGATGTTGCTGAGCGGGTCGTAGATGTTGGAGTTGTACCCGGGCATGGCGTAGGAGCGGAACGTCGGGTCGATGACCTGCATGAGGCCCTTGGACGGGATGCCCGCGGCGGCGTTGGAGTCCCAGTTGTTGATCGCGTTGGGGTTGCCGCCGGACTCCTGGTTCATGCGGCGCAGGGTGGTGTTCAGCAGGTCCCCGGACTGGCCGGTCATGACCAGGGCGCGGGAGACCAGCGCGGACCAGCGGGCCGCCCCGCCTTCGTTGCCGCCGCCGAGGCCGCCGGAGGTACCCGCAGGTGCGGGCGGGTGCGCGGCGTTGAACAGCCCGCCGATCTTGGACCCGAGGGACTCCATCAGGTTCAGGGGCAGGTGCTTGATCATCTGGCCGAACTGTCCGCCGCCGATCCCGCCGAGCATGTTGGTGATGGGGGTGATGAGGGTGCTGGTGAGGGCGCCCAGGGGGTTGGTGAAGAAGTTGCCGATCCCGCCGAGGATGTCCCCGATGATGCCGCCGGAGGCGTAGCCCTTGAGGCCCATCATGTTCTGGATGCCGTGCAGGTTCCCGCCCGCGGCCATGGCGTTCATCGCGTGGATGTTGGAGGCGCCCACGGCCCGGGTCCATTCGGGGCGCATGATGGCCTCGCCGCCGGAGACGGCGACGACCTGGTCGTCGTGGCCGGGCGAGTAGCCGGGCATGATGCCGCCGGTCGCGAAGCCCACGTTGACCCGGGGCAGGGCCATGCCCAGGCCCAGGGCGTTATTGATGGTGTTCCAGGCGGCGGCGATGCCGTTGTTGTAGACGGTGTCCACGACGAAGCGGACCGGGTCGGACGCGGCTTTGCGGATCGTGGACCAGGCCCGGCCGATCCAGTCCGAGACGTTCTGGAAGGCCTGCCCGACCTGCTGGACGGCGGTCTTGATCGGGTTGTAGACGTACGTGTTCATCCAGTTCAGCGCGTCGTAGCCGCGGGCCATGATCCAGCGCCAGGCGTCGGCGATGTGCCGTCCCAGGTCATCGAACATGCCCTTGGTGTTCCGGTCAAAGTCCATGAACATGCCGATGGTGTTCTGGGTCCAGCGGGCAATGTTGTCCGTGGAGGTCTTCCAGGATTCGGCAAGCTGGATGAAGAACCCGCGGATCAGGCCGAAGGAGGTGTTGACGGAGTCCTTGAACCAGCCGATCTTGTCGTAGGCCAGGACGAACCCGGCGACCAGGCCGATGATGGCGAGCACGATCCAGGTGCCGGGGAAGGCGAGCAGGGCGGAGTTCGCGGCCCACTGCGCCACGGTGTAGATGCCCAGGGCCACGGCGGCCAGGCCCAGGCCGATGCCCAGGATTTTGGCGACCTCGGTGTGCTTCTCGAACCACTGCACCGTGGCCATGACCCCGTCGAGCAGGTTCGCGAACACGGGGATCAGCTTCGTGCCGATTTCGATCATCAGGGCCTCGAACGTGGCCTTCGCCCGGGCGGTCTGGGCCGCGAGGGTGGACTGGGTTTCGGCGTTGGTGGAGATGTCGTCGCCGGTTTTGAGCATGGCGTCGCCGACCTCCTTCGTGCGCGCCACGAAGCCGGGCATGTTGTCCCCGGTCAGCATCAGGGCGGTCTGCAGGCCCGTGGTGCCGCCCATCATTTTCTCCATCGCCTGCTGGTAGGTGATGGCCGTGGGGCCGCCCTGTTTCAGGGCGTCGTTGAAGCCCTGGGAGCGTTTGACGAGGGTCTCGAACTGGTGGCCCTGGGAGTTGCCCGCGGCGTCCAGCTTGGTCAGGAACTTGGTGTAGTCGCCCACGGACATGGTGCCGTCCATGAGGGCCTGGGAGTTGGTTTTCAGGGCGCCCTGCATGTGCCCGAGCATGGTGCCCATGTCCGCGGCGGCGGTCGTGGACTGCTTCATGGTTGCGAGCAGGACACCGTTGTCGCCGACGTGCTTGAGCACGGCCTCCCTCAGCATCGCCAGGGTGCCGGTCAGGCCGCGTTCGCCGAGGTGCTGGGCGACGTCCACGGAGGAGATGCCCATCTGGTTCATCATCAGGATGGCCTGCTGGTTCGGGGCCATGAGGTTCTGGATGCCGTTGCGCAGTTCCTGGGTGGCTTCCTGCGCGCTCGTGCCGTGCTGGGTCATGGTCGCGATGGCGCCGGAGACCTGGTCGAAGGAGATGCCCGCGGACTGGGAGATGGGCAGGACAGTGGACAGGGCGCCCGCGAATTCCTGCATCGTGGTCTTGGAGGCACCGGCCGCGGCGACGAGCGCGTTCTCGGTGGAGACGGCCTTGTCGGCGGACAGGTTGTAGGTCGTCATCACGGAGGTCAGGGCCGTGGTCATGGTGGCCATGTCCACGCCTTCGGCGGTGGCGCCCTGTGCGGCGGCCTTGAGAATCTGCAGGCCGTCGGCGGCGTTCTTGGTGACCTTGGAGACGATGTACATGCCGTTGGACAGATCATCGGAGGCAACACCGGTCGAGCGGGAGATGTCCAGGATGCCCTGCTGGGCTTTCTTCATCTCGGTCTCGGTCATGCCGCCCGCGGTCTGCAGGAGCATGGTGGACTTCTCGAACTTCGCGGCCATGTCCACGGACACGACGGCGGCGGCCCCGAGGGCCAGGGCCGTGATCATGCCCGCCTTCTTGACCGAGTTGCCGAGGTTGTCGTGGGAGGCCGCGACGCGGGCGTTGGTGGCCTCCGCGGTGCGCCCGAAGGCCTCACTGGCCCGGGAGCCTTCGGCGAAGGCCGCGACCATGCCCGAGCTGTTGCCCGAGAGGCGGGCCATAACTTCGATGACGCCAGCCATGGCCCCGCCTTCCGGTTAGAACGAACCCTGCGGGTTCGACTTGTTTTCTTCCACTTCCCGCGGCTCCACCACGGTGATCAGGGCCACCCACTGGAGCCATTCTGCGGTGCTCATCGGGTCCTTGCCGGGTCCTCCCCAGCGCAGTTCCTGGACGGTCCGGCCGGTCCGCTCAGCTATTACGAAGCTGACGCGGAGGTCTCCGTCCCGGAGGATTTTCCCGCGGCTTCCTCGACCGCCTTCTCCCCGTCGAAGCCGTTCAGTTCCATCGCGGGCTTGGCGATCCGGTCCAGGATGTTGGCGTCCAGGGAGTTCAGCCAGGCCAGGTCCGATTCGTCCCAGACCTTCTCGCCGTTCGCGTCGAACGTGCACGTCGCGATGACCATGGGGTAGAACTGCTTGCGGTTGTCGCCGTCCGCGCCGCCCATGTCCACCATGTGCAGGGACATGTCGTTGCGGTCCCCGAGGCTCATGGAGCGGACCTCGACGGTGATGTCCCATTCGGGGATGTCAACGGACACGGAGGAGTAGGGCCGCACCTTGCGGATGCGCGCCCGGATGTCGTCACGGGTGACGCCCCGGGTGCCTTTGAAGCCGTCGGACTCACCCGCGACCACGGTCACCTGGGACACCGGCGTGGGCAGGGGAGCTTCGACCTCGGGCGGTACGGTGCCCTCGGGGACGAAGTTCTCGGTGCGGTTGCCGCGGAAGTCGTAGCCGTCGGGGGTTTCGGAGGGGACGAAGGTGTCGGACACTTGGGTCACAGCCTTTCAGGTTGGGGTTAGGGGTTGGTGCCGCGGGTGCGGGCGCCGGTGCACTGGCCGTCGAGCTTGATCGTCACGGCGTTCGCGACGGGGCTGGAGACGGTGTACGAGGTGATGATGAAGTTGCCGGTGTAGACCGGCGTGCCGGTCGCGGTCCCGGCCGGGGAGTAGCTGTACGACAGGGAGGTCAGGGTCCCGGCGATCAGGGCGTCGATGGCGCCGCTGATTTTCAGGTCGATGGCCGCGTCGAACTTGCCCTGGACGGACAGTGTCGAGTCGGACAGGCCCACGATGAATTCCTTCGCCGTGGAACCGAAGTGCGTCACTTCGGCGGTGCCGAGCGAGCGGGGGTTGTCGGCCTGGTCCGTGATGGGGGACAGGTCGTACAGGGTGTTGGTGGCGTCGCCGATCTTGAGGACGCTGTTTTTACCGTGGACGAACGTGGGCATGGCTCTTACTCCTTCTTAGGTGCGGGCGAACGCCGCGATAGCATTGACGGAACCCGAGCCAGCGGCCGTGATGACCTGTGCCCTGATGTACCGGTTTACGGTGCCCGCCACAGTGGGCAGGTAAGCGATCTGCGTCGTCGCCGGAACGACTTGGCTGATCAGGTCAACCCACACGGAGTTATCCGAGCTGTGCTGAATCTTGACGGTGGTGTTTCCGGTCCAGGTGTTCGCGACGATGTGGAACGCCGCGTAGCCGCCGCCCGGGGTGGAGACCCCGTTGTCCACGGAGGCGTAGTTCAGGGTCGCGGCCGTGGTCTCCGGTGTCGCGTCGGTCAGGACATAGCCGTCGCCGGGGCGGCCGTTGCAGGTGATGGACATTTTGACGGCCGCGACGTTGGCGACCGGGGTGGAGATGGTGTAGTTGGTCTGGATCGACGGGGTGATCGCGCACCGGCGGCCCGGCTGGATGCCGCCGTCGAAGCACATGGTCACGGGGTAGTTCGTGGTCAGGGCCATGAACGAGTCGGTCAGGGAGTCGTAGGTCGGCACGGACACGGACGAGGCGCCGTCGAGCATCCCGCCGAGGGTCAGGGACGCCTCACCCAGGCCGGGGATGAATTCCTTCGCGGTGGAGCCGTAGTGGGTCACGTCCGCGGTGCCGAGTTTGGAGGACCAGTCGGAGGTGTTCAGAAACGGGCTGGCATCCATCTTGTCCACCAGTACGGCGGTGAGACGGCCGGGGCGGTATGTGGCCACCTAGTCCTCCTTGAGTTCGATGGCGCCGGTTTCCAGGAGCCAGGCCACGGCGTATCCGGGCAGGTCGGTCACGACGTCCCCCGGTTCGGCGCGGCGGTTCTCCGGATAGTCGAGGCCGATGAGCACCCGGTATGCCTTCCCGGGGTCAGCCGGTGCGGGCGTGCGTGCCATGGCGTGCTCCTTTAG